CTCGAAGCCGTGTTCTTCGCCAAAGCGGTGGTCGTATTCCCTGCGAGAGAACTCACAAGAAATCCTGCGCGGCCATGGCGTACGCGACTTCACTGTCTAGGTCAACATCACCGAAAAGCATGTGCTCAACGAGCTTCTCCACGTCAGGCAACGTGAATCCATACCTCCAATGATAGAACTGGGTTGCATCATCTTCAGACACTTTCTTGGCATTCCGTAACGTAGTGATGATCAAAGTCACACCACCTGCGTCCAGAACCTTGGCAGCGTTAAACCCGAGGGTCTCCCGCTTGATGTCATGAAGAGATACACCCTGTTGTTGGCACTTGACCAAAAACGGAGCCGCAATGCGTTCCACATGGCGGAACTCATATGCGTACGACAGGCTCTTGCCTGCGACATACTCGGCGTCACTTACTCCTGAGTTGTTGTTAGCCCTAGCGTTAAAACGCGCCAAAGCCTTCCCCAACTTAGGAACAAACTGTGATCCGGTGTCACAGGGTATAAAATTCCTGGACAGAAACTCGCACGAAGCAATATATTGGTGCACCTTGACTTTGGACTTCATCCTCGCCAATTTGCAAATATATTCGTACTCTCTTTCTGCCCTCTTGAAGAGCCTGTTAGTTATCCTTGCAAGCATGTCATCACCCAAAATAAGCACTCTTGCTTTCAACTTATGCTTGGTGGCAAATGTATGAAAGATAGTCATGTTCCAAATAGAGTTGCGAAACGTGGTGGAAGTGGATCCTGAAGGCAGTTGATTCTTGATACCGGCTGATGTGCAGTGCTTCCTGGAAAAAGCTCGATACACATTAGCACGGCGGTGGGCATGAACCAACCAAGCCGGTGAGCCAAGTTGAGTCATGAACATACCTTCAATCTCCACCACCGAAGAACACTGTCTCATATCATTCTCTGAAAAGTCACATTCTATATAAGTGCCCTTAACCCCCATTTTCTCAGTCATGTCCTCTTCATCACCCTTGTAAGCAAGGGTGTAAGAGACGTCGAATGACGACGACCGTCGGCATTCTAACACTTGTTTAAGCCTGTTAAGGCACTCAGTGAGTATAGGACCAGAAAGAGCGTTATGCAAATCCGAAGATTTGTTAACTATCCTGCCGGCCCAGTCGGGTTTATGGCGCTTAAGAAGAAGCTCCACCTTAGTGAAAACCTCTTTGTTGCCAAACTCCCCTCCAGAGTATCTGGAAAAGGAGTCAATTGCAGCGCGCATACGCCCTTGTTTCTCGGGTGGGTATTTAGCCACCCAGGACTCAAAGAGCTCCATGTTCCATGTAATCTCGGGCAAACGCCAGGGTAAAATCTGATGGAGTAGTTTCAATCCTCCTTGGACGACAGTTGGATGTGCCATCCCATTGTCGACATAGTTGCACCTTTTGTTAAAGGCAGCAAGGAAGTTGTCCCAACTTCCATCAGGTAATACCGGTTCAAAGCCAGAAAATAAGGGACCCAGGACCTCAGTGGGCCCGGGTAAGTCCCTCTCATCTTGGGCTGGGTTGCGAGTATGGCCAACGTTCATGGGAACTTGAGGTGTAATGGTATAA